TTTATACTTAGTTTTGGTAGAATACTTACCTTTAATAGTATCTAATGATATTTCTTTTTTCTTAATTGCCATAACAATATTGTATTAGTTAAATTAGAAAAATAAACCCCAATTAAGGGGTTTATTTAAATTAATTAGAAAGGTAATTCTTCGTCAGCGTCATCGTCCGCTTGTGGGTCAACATAAGTTGTCTCAACTTTAGATGAACCACCAATTACTTCTTCAGATGCCATTGAGTCACCGTAAGTATATTTACCAAGAACAGTATCCCATTTAGGTGTTTGTCCATTAGCAACCGCCTCAAGATATTCAACCGGTTTTTTAGAATAAACATCTCTCCAAGCCAATTCATCATTAACCCAAGTGTCCGCAGTTTCTTTATCCTCATGTACAGGTGTTGGATCATCATACATAACTGTTTGGATAACAGTGTACTCTTTACCTTTAGGAGTTTTTGCTTTAGTCAACTCAAGAATAATATCTCTACCTTTATCGGAATCTGTGATATCACCTTTAGCTCTCCAAATTGGGATAATTTTGTCCAAAACACCTTCATTTTTGTAATTGTGCTTAAAACGCCAGAACTTAACACCATCTTGTTCGTTATCTCTGTCGATCACTTTAACAATGTAAAACTTACGTGCTTTGTACTCAGTAGCCAATTTCTTGTCACTTTCTTTCCCTGTTGACATTAACTCTTCGTAAACTTCAGACAATGGTGAACGTTCATTGTCATTTTTTTCAGGATCGTACAACTTAACGTATTGCCCGTCCACTTGAACTTCGTGGAACCACGCTTCTTTGAATGGTGAAGATCCATCTGATGTTGGCAAAATTCTCAATCTTTTTTGCCCTTGTTTTTCATTCTTGTCCAAGATAGCTGCGAAGTACTTCTTCATTCTGTCTTCTTGTGACATTTTTGGGGTGTAATTCCCCGACTGCTGTGATTTCTCGTACTGTGCTAGTACTGCGTCTAAACTGTTTGTCGCCATATATATTAAAATTAAAAGTTTACTAAAGTATAGTATAAAAATTATTGTCTGTCAAATGTGTCCGTCAAAAAACGGGGTTTTATCCCCGTTTAATATTATTTATATTTATTAAAGTTGTTGATACCAATATCGCTTTCGTCTTCACCAAAATTTCTAAAAGACTTTTTAATATCGTTAGGTGAATAATTTTCAACTTCATCTTTTGTTAAAATATACTCATCTCTCCCCAATTTTTCAAAATCTTCTTCTTTATCTTCAAAAAAATCTGTCAACTTTTGGTTGAATGGCCCTGAATCTAAAGTTCTTAATTCTAATTTTTCTTCTGGTGATTTTGTTCTATATTTTTCAACTTTAGCTTCCAAATCATTTAATTTAGAAACTATAGTATCCATTTCACCTAATTTACCTTCTAAATTATTAAGGTGACTAAATAACTGATCAAAATATTCTTCTTGTTTATCTTCAATATTTTTTTGAGATTTAACTAAATCAGTTATTTCTAATTCACCACCTTCTTGTTTCTCATCTCCAATTTTTTCAACATCAGGATCAGTTTCAGTATTAACAGGTTGAGGTGGTGTTGCCGCAGGTGCCGGAGGTGCTCCCGCTCCCAAATCAGCGCCAGGAGCTGGTGGTAATGTTGGGTCTACACCCATAGCCGCGGGATCTGCCGGAGGTACTTCTCCTTCTGGAGGTAGAGGTAGCTCAGCACCTTGTTCAGTTATGTAATTATTAATAGAGTTATATCTATTTAATTCTTCTAAAATTCTTTCGTCAAGTTTCATTTTATTATCCGTTTAATAATTGTTTAACTCCATTAGATGTTTCAACTTGTATTCTTTTAGATGTTTTAACAGTGTTATCAAATCTTTCAATTAAACCATCTTTCATTCTGATTGTATAACAATCACCAGTGTCAAGGTCACAAACTTGTTTAGTTCCGTCACCCATATCTTTTTCGGTAATCTTTGTGTTTTTACCCAAATAATTATCCAATATTAATTTAGTGTTCATAATCTTTTTTATTAATAAATATCACGTTTATTTAATTTGTCGCATTAAAAGTATCAATTGATTTCTGTACTTTATCCTCAATAATTTTCAATTGTGTGGTATCCATACTTGTATACACATTTGATTCTAAAGTTGTTGGTCCAAAATTTTCAATCCAAAACTTAGTGATTGATGATGCTTTAATGTCAGGTAAATTAACCATTCTATTTTCCCATCTTTTAACTAATAATGTTATATTATTGTACGCATCATCAAATACGGCATAAGCATTTGTATTAGATGTTGTATTTGCGGCGTCAAAATCAGAAGAAAGACAAAAATATTGTTGATTACCTTTAAAATAAGTATCACTAGGACCCCAATTACCACCTAATTGTATTCCTGCGAAATTATAATCGTAAGCTGTAAATTTAGAATCATCTTTAATCGATCCCAACCAAAGTGTTGCAAATACAACATATCTCAATTTATTTGCGTTAGCTGTAGACACACCATTCGCATTAATTGATGAGTTAATTGTCGATTTAATTGATGATATCGTCGCACTTCTTTCTGTCGGTGTTGTAACAACATACTTAGAGTATATTGAATTTGGTTTACACAATTGAGGATTACTTACTGTTTTACCAGCATTCGCGGTTGATACTACTTTATCTTTTTGAGAATTAACATTATCGTTCGCGTCTTTAGTTTCTTTTTCCTTAGCTTCTTTATCTTTTTTATTATTTTCAATAATACTTTTTAATAAATTATTCCTCAAATTTTGAATATAATTTTCAATTTTAGGTAATGATGCCGTTGGTTGTCTAATCCCTGTAAAAATAGTTTCAAACGACCCAGGTGTTATTGTGTGGTTAACAGTTAAGATCATGTAAGGACCTTTAAACATCGGAACATACCTTAAATTAAAATACATTGTTGGTTGTATCAAAGCATTACCCATCATGGATATTGTACAAGTATAACTTCTATTTTTATACAAATTATACAATGACAAACTTTGAGTAGATCCTCCTCTATTTCCAGCTTGGTTAGCCATTTGATTAATTACTTCTAAAGATTCAACCGTTGATTGACTATTTTTTTGGTCAACCATAAAACTATAGAACATAGATTGATTTTGAGGTCCAATATCAACATTAAATCCAACAACTTTATTTGATTGCGCCCAATCACTTTTACCTGTTTGATCCTCAACTAAAGGATTACTAACTTTACTTAAATCAAACGCATCACTATTAAATCTATAATCAACATTTTCTTTTAGGTCTAATTGTTCCGAAGGTTTACCACCATATAAACAAACCATTTTTGGTCCTGTGTCTCGATAATCAACATTTAAAAATGTCCCAAACAATGTATTAGCAAATTCTAAAGTCCCTTCAGGTTTTGGTTTTTGATTTTTACTAGCCTCTTGTACATTATAAAAATTAACATACGATGGTAGATTCATTATAACAAAATTATTTTCCTGAATGATAGTTTGTACAAAAACTAACATACTAACTTTTGGGGAATCCAAAATATTTTGTAATCTGTTTTTTAATTTATAAACATCAACTAATATTTTATTACCAATATCTCTACTAGCTCTATCTAAAAATAAAACGTCTTCAAATAAAGTCTTATTTTTAAATTCACCACCAGCAATCCATTTATCATTTAACGCTTTAAACGCTTCCCATAATTCCAATTTAGATTGAGGTCCTTCTAAATCCGAAGAAACCCTATTTTCAGGATCATTATTAACTGTAGGTAAATTTTTCCTTAATGTTGTAAATAAATTATTAACAACTTTATCTTGGAAGGAATCAACTTCTAATATGTAATTTGTTACTAAGTTTATAAATTTAGTTTTATCTAAAGTATTATCTTTTAATTTTTCAGTTGCGTATATTTTAATTAATGGCGCAAATGTTTGTATATTAAATGTTGTAAATGCAACATTAAGATCAATAAAGAAATCTGTTATATATGACCCATTACTACTGTATGTCAAACCTGAAACTTCAGAAAATCCTACATATGTTTCCAATTCTTTCCACTCATCAGGATAATTTGATTTAGACGACGACAAACTTATACCACCACCATTATAAGGTAAAGCATTTGGTGTTGATACCGAATAAAAATTATATGTTATCGGATCAACAATTTCTAACTGTGAAAACGAGTAAAATAATTTTTTGTTATAGTTTATCGGATTCCCATATTTTATATACACATTAAGATTTAAGAAATCTTTAACATAATTATTAACATTTTTAATCTGTGATTGTCCTAAATCCGCCAATATTTCTTGACTAGTTGTTCCTGTTGATTTAGGAACCGCAGATATAGTTCTCATCATTGATTGGAAATTCTTTAAAAAATTACCATCTAAAGAATCATACACTGATTTAGAATAATCTAAGTACATACCCTCAAACATGTCCAATATTTCTTTATCAAAAACACTAAACATTTCACTAATTTCAGTATATCCCGAAGAATTTCCATTTATAGAAAAATTTTGTTGATTTGATTGACCTGAAAATACTTGTTTTAAATATTCTAATGGTGTTGGTTTAATAACCTTATTAACATCAAAATAACCATAATTTGGTGCCGCCCAAAATGTTCTAACAGATCCATTATATATTGCGTTATTTCCGGCAACTTCTAAGGTTAATGTATTTTTATTGAACCCCGAAAAACATTCATCTATGGTTTGATTATAAAATGATCCTTCAGATGGTAATAAGTAAAAAGTATTTCCATCCGAACTTTTTGAATAAACAGTCCAAGGTATAATTCTTAAATCCCTATTAAGGTTATTAGGGTCAAATCCTTTATTTCTACTTATAATAGCTTCAGGTATGTAAATCATTTGCATCCCATA